TTATAGGGACATCTCACTTTATACTTACCTTTATAAGCCATAAATAAATACAATTATAATAGTAAATATTTAGAGTGGTACAACCTCGTAGGATATCAGATTTTAAACCAACGCTATCAAAACTAGCGGGAACATCCCATTATCAAGTTATTTTTGGTGGACTTCCTTTAGCTTTAAGGCAGCATCTTAATGTAAGAGGTGTTGGGTATAGATTCATAGGAGAGACAGCAGGATTGCTTTGTAGTAGTGCAACTCTTCCTGGTAGTGCCAATGCAACAACCATGATTGATGGTAACTATATGGGCATTCAGGAGAAGATGGCTCATAGTAGATTATTTACAGAATTTACTGCAGAGTTTATGGTTGATAGTGATTATAATACTATCAAATTCTTTGAGCATTGGATAGAATATATGGCAAGTGGTTCAGGTGAAGATCAATCAAAAGATGGATATTATATTAGGATGATGTACCCAGAAGAATATAAATCAAATCAAACAAAGATAATTAAATTTGATAGAGATTATAATGCAGAATTAGAATATACTTTTTATGGATTGTTCCCTAAAGCATTGGGTGACATTTCTGTTTCGTATGAACAGACGGATATTCTAAGAGCATCGGTTACATTCTCTATTGATAGATATATTTGTGGAAGGAACAGTAGTTTCTCATTGTATAGAGGTAGTTCGCATAATAGAAGACTTACTAACAGTCAGATTAACATACCAAACATTAATACTGGTGGAGTAGTTGCACCAGGTCCACTGTAAACGAAATTCAACTTTTTATTCCATATATACGGGGAAAAAAACTCCGCAATTTTTTGGAGCCATAGGATTTTCAAAAAAGTGCTATAAATAATAATACTGAAGTGCTACACACATTATGCCTTTACCAAAAATTACCGCACCAACCTATGAGTTGGTATTACCGTCATCTGACAGAAAAGTCAAATATCGCCCATTTCTTGTAAAAGAGGAAAAACTCCTTATTATAGCAATGGAGAGTGAGGACACAAAACAGATAACTGAAGCAGTTAAGAATGTTCTTAAAAATTGCATATTAACAAGAGGTATTAAAGTTGAGAAACTTTCTACTTTTGACATTGAATATCTGTTTTTGAATATTAGAGGTAAATCAGTTGGTGAAGATGTTGAAGTTATGATTACATGTCCTGATGATGGTGAAACTCAGGTTCCTGCTGTAATTAATTTGGATGATATCAAAATAGTTACTTCTGATGAGCATACAAGAGATATTAAAATAGATGATACATTATCCATTAGGATGAAATATCCTTCTATGGATGAGTTTATCAAAAACAACTTTGATGTGTCTGATATGGACATTGATGATACATTTAAGTTAATTGCTTCTTGTATTGAACAGGTATATTCCGAAGAGGAATCTTGGAGTGCATCTGACTGTACTACTAAGGAATTAGTTGATTTTATCGATCAATTAGGTTCAAAGCAATTTAAAGAAGTTGAGAATTTTTTCACTACAATGCCAAAATTGTCTCATACTCTTAAAGTTGTAAATCCTAAGACTAAGGTTGAAAATGAAATCCTACTGGAGGGACTACAAAGTTTTTTCGGGTAGGTATGGCTCATGAAAACCTAGAGTCATACTATAAGGTAAACTTCGCCTTGATGCAACATCATAAATATAGCTTAACAGAGCTAGAAAATATGATTCCTTGGGAACGAGAAGTCTATCTATCTCTTCTACAACAGTACATTGAAGAAGAAAACTTAAAAGCAAAGCAAGAACAAGCAAGTGGCAGTTACTAGTAGACCAAAATTAAATAAAACATCCTTAAATCTTGGTAATTTTGGTGGTGGTTCTACGTTGGGAAATGTTTCTCCACTTCAGTCTAAAATTTCTACTTCTAGTCATATAAAATCTCTTCATTCTCAAAGAAGAGTTCTTGAAAGAGTTATTGAATTGGAGGAGGACGTTACTGATTTAAATACCAGAGTGAAGATGCAAGATGAGTCTTTGTTGGGTGTTAGGGAATCTATTGCTGGTATTCGACAATCTATAGGAACACTACAGTCTGGACAACAGGCGATTTTTGAAAATCAATTCAGAAAAGCAAAAATAGAGAAGAGAAAAAGACAATTAGAAGAAGAGAGAATTAAAAGAGAGGGTGCAGAAGGTGCTCTTGAAAAAGATACTGGTGCAGAAGATATAAAGAAGACTGATGGTTCTGTTGAGAAGAAAGGAAAAGAATCTATGGGATTCTTGGATGGTATAAAGAAGTTCTTTATGTTTACCATTGCTGGATGGTTTGCAGATAAATCAATGAAATTGATTAATGCATTCGCTTCTGGTAATAAGGATGCTATAAACAGTATTGGAAAGAAACTTTTGGGTGGTTTAGCAGCAGTTGGTGGTTTGATGTTAATTGCTGCAGCTGGTATTGGTCCAGTTCTTGCTGGTATAGGTTCTTTAATTGGTGTATTAGCAGGATTATTGTTTAATCCAGTTACATTAACTGCATTATTAATAGCAGTTGGAATTGGTGGTGCAATTGTAGGAATAAGGGCACTTTGGAAATGGGGTAGGAATAAAGCAACTGGTGGACAAAAGTTTACGGATAGGCATAAGGAACTTGATCAAAGACTAAGAGATGCTGGAATGACATCAAAAGGTTTAATTGTGAATGAGAGTGGTATGGGTAAACATACCAATAGAACAGAGGAGCAAGAGAGAATATTAAAAGAAGTACAGGCAGAACGTGATAAATTAAATGCTGCTAAAAAATCTATGAATGATGAAGTAAAGGCAGCAAGAAAGGAGTATTTTAAAGAAATACGAGCAAATGAACCACCAAAAGGTGATGCTAGAGTACAATATTGGAAAGATGCCAGAGCAGATTTCAAAATAAAAGAAAATGCTATTAGAAAGAAATATACAGATACTATAACTTCTTCAGCAGGTAATGGTGAAAGTATAAATCCAAAGACCAATGCTGCTGATGTTACTTCTAAGATTGGACCCGAACCAAATAATGAAGGTAAGGTAACTGTTGTTCCAATGCAAAGACCACAATCATCTACTAATTCTGGTGGTGGAAGGGCTAGTAGTGTTCCTCATATTGCTAGTGGTAATCCTAATAATATGAATACTTTGGCATCAAAAATTCAATACAATGTACCAGTAGGTTAGATAGATGGCAATAAAAGCAAAAGGTTTTTTTGGTACTGCTAAGAGTGGTTTTAAATTAGGATCTAATAATAAATTGAGGAGTAGATTTATTCGATCCAAAGTTAATTCTAATAAGAACGTAAAATTTGCTAAAAAATTCTTTAAGTCTGATAGAAGACTTCAGAGAAGGTTTATTAGAAAAAAGACTAATCTATTAAAGAGAAAAGCAGCAGAAAAGGCATTAGAAGCGGGACAAGCAGTAAAAAATAAGTTTAAGAAATCTATAACAGCAAAAGGATTTAATCCAATTAAATTTATTACGATGATATTTGTTGGATGGATTGTTAATCAACTACCAAAGATTATAGCCACATTAACGGCATGGATGAAAAAATTGAAACCTGTCTTTGACACTTTGAAGTCTTGGGTGAAAGGTATTCTTAAGTTTTTCAAATGGATTGGTAATGGTATTAGTAAATTCGTTGGTAGTATTACTGGTAATAATGCTACTGTTGATGCTGAAAAGAAAAAGATTGAAGATGCAAATAAAAAGTTAAAGGGTACATTTAAAAAGTCTAAAGATGGGTTTAATAAATTAGAGAAAAAAGCAAGAGGTGAAGAAGCAAATCTCAAAAAAGATATGGATAATCTTGACAAAGAGGTTAATAGTGAAATGAAGGAAAAGGGTCTTAATTCAATATCATCAAATCCAGGTGCTGTAGTGCCAGAAAATACCACAAGTACTCCGAAAAATAAACTTGCTTCAAAACCTCAAAGTATAGGTACTGGAAATCCAGTTACTGTAGTGATTAAAGGTGAGTCTGTAGTTTTACAACCAGGTACAGTAGAATATAATGCCTTCTTTGCACCTGGAGGATCTAAAGATAAGATGATTCAGAATAAAGTGAAAGATGTAAATCTTGTAAAAACTAAATCTGGACCTAAAATACTTACTGTTGATATTCCTGTCAATAATCCACCTACTACTCAAAGTGGTGGTGGTTTGGTAATACCAAAACAGAATAATCCTGATAGTGTAAATAGTAAGGAACTAATGTTAACTAGTATGGAAAAATAAATGGCAGCAAAGAATAAATCTATATTTGAGCAAGTTACTCTAGAAGCAAATGATCAATCGCAAGATGTTGACATTCGTGCTGGAGTAGTTTCTATTGACTACTATGAGGATATATTTTCACCTACCATTACTGCACAGATTGTTGTTTTTAATACTGGAGATAGTATAACAGGAAAGGATGGTAATCTACAATCAATATACAATGGACTCCCATTAAGAGGTGGAGAGAGATTATCATTGAGAATTAAACCAAATAGTGAAGAGAATATAGCATTAGATTTTTCTGAGACATATAAGGATTATATGTACGTTTCAAGTATTACTAATGTTCTTACAGATTCTCAAAGAGAGGCATTTACTTTGAATCTAGTATCTAGAGAAGCAATTACGAATGAAACTGTAAGAGTTCCGATTCGATTTGCAACTTCCTCTACTATTGATACATCAGTAAAGAAGATTTTAACTGATTATCTAAAGACTGAGAAAGAAATGGATATTGAACCAACATCAAATACATATGGATTTATTGGTAATTTGAAGAAACCTTTTAATCTTTTAGTTTGGTTAGCATCTAAAGGTGTTCCTGAGAAATCGGAAGATGGAAGTGCTGGATTTGTATTTTTTCAGACACAAGACGGTTATCATTTCAAGTCTATTGATAGTTTAATTAATCAAGAACCAAAAGCAACATATACTTATACTGAAGTTAATAAGAGCGAGATTGAAAGGAATAATGATTTTAATATATTGAGGTATTCTACAAATAAGAATCAGGACTTACTTGAAAAATTGAGAATGGGTACATATGCTAGTTATGTGGCAACATTTGATTTTGGTACAGGAGAATTTAATACTCCTGAAGAGTCTAAATTTATTCTTAGTAAATACAAAAGTAAAGTAAAAAATCTTGGGAAAGAATTGGAACTACCTTCACTTTCTGGTCAGGATACAGATAATCTGGGAGAAATACCAAGTAGAATAATGACAATGGTTATTGATAGGGGAACTGTAGAAACAGAAGTAAGTAAGGAAAAGAATGCTGATCCTATGAGATATCAAGCACAGGCAATTATGAAATATAATACGTTATTCACTCAGGAACTGCATATGCAAGTTCCTTTGAATACTAATTTGAAAGCAGGTGATGTTATCAAATGCCAATTCCCTAAAATTAGTACAGGAAGTGAGGAATATGATGATGAGCAAAGTGGTTTGTATTTGATTAAGGAGTTGTGTCATCATTTTGATGATGAGAAATCAGAAACATCAATGAAGTTGTTGAGAGATACCTTCGGTTTATATGGTGTAAATAATGATAACGGAGGAAAATGATGGAAGAGTCATTATTCAAAACTAATTTTATTGGACGGGATGGATTCCGTTGGTGGATAGGGCAGGTTGCTCCTGATATAGTTCAGAAACCACAGACTAAGGATAAGAAAGGTTGGGGTAATAGATATAAAGTTCGTATTTTAGGGTATCATCCCTATAATAATGTAGAACTTAAAGATGAAGAATTGCCTTGGGCAACTGTAATTTCACCACCAGGACATGGAACTGGTTCTGCTGGTGTATCAAAAACAATTAGATTTCAACAAGGTGATAGTGTAATAGGATTCTTTTTAGATGGTGATAATGCTCAAATACCAATGATATTGGGTGCATTTGGAAACTCTTCTTCTGTAGCAAAAGATGGTGAACCACTTCCATTTAGACCATTTACTGGTTATACCGAGACTCTTAAGAAACCAACAGAGACTGTTTTAAAAGCATCAGAATCTACTGGTGCGATAGAATCAGAGTCACCTATGCAGGTTTCTCAGTCAGATGCTGATAAGGTAAGTGAATCGAGTGGTACTGGCAATAGAGCTACCATGAGTTCGTTTAATGGTAAGGTTGTCCATCTTGGATGTGGTAAAAGTCAGGCACAAGAATCTATAAGTAAGATGAGAGTTGGTGTTCAGAATCTTGTGGGTGATGTTACCAATTTAAAATCTAAATTTGATGTTAATACTGAGTTTTATAGAGATAAAGTTAAGGGTTTAGTATCTGATAAAACTGCTGCTTTGGCTGGTAATGCATCTGGATTAGTAAGTGGTATGACAAACAGTGTTTATAATCAAATGACACCTATGTTGAATGGTGGATTGAAGGCAATGTATAGTGATGTTTATGCAAAAACTTTTGCTGCAACTAAATCTGCAGGTATTGCTAATAAGTTTGGTACAGCAGC